CCATTGAATACTGATTCAACATTAAAAGGTCAATTTATATTCTTGGCTGAACGTTGTGCTGAGTTAATGAGTGAAAATATTATTACTGATCGTACGGTTATTGATGTTATGGCGTTTACTAAAGCAGCTAAATCAATTGAATATTATGAGGCAGAAACATTTTGTGATGCTGCTTATAAATTGTTACCTGAATATGATTATATATTTTATGTTTCACCTGTTGGTGTTGAAATGGAAGATAATGGTGTTCGTGAAACTGATTTAAAATATAGAGAAACAATTAACGATATTATTAAACTAATACTTTATAGAAGCAGTCATAAAATTAAAAATTTAGTTGAACTTTCAGGTACTACTGAAGAACGTATTGCAAAAATTAAAGAAACAATCTTTGGTTGATATTTATTATCATGAAATTGTCTGAATTAAAGAAGCAAATTAAAGATAACATATACGAACTTTTATCTGAAGAATCAGTAACAGAAAATTTTGGTCCTGCTGTTCAATCAACAGATTCTAAAGTTAGAGCGATTGAAGATAAAATTCAAAAAGATTCTAAATTTTTAGAAAAAACTGAAGATGCTATTAAACAAGCCAAAAACGGAAATACTGATCAATTAGCTATAATGATGGCCCAACTTTTAGAATCAGATGATGAAGATCAAGAACCATCAAAAGCAGAATTAGAAAAAAAAGATTCAATCACTACTGCTTCAAATAAATTACAAAAACTTGTAACTAAAATGAAAGAATTAGCTAAAGAATACACTGAAGCTAAAGGTGATAAAAAAGAAAAAATTAAGGATGAATTAAAAAAATTAACTGCTGATAAAAAAGCATTAGAAAAAATTATTCTTCCTTCTTCTGAAGAAGATTAATATGAAAAAATTTGTTTTACAATTGGTTTTAATTTGTTTATTAGGTGTAACTATCTATGGGTTATTTCTTTATAAACAAGGTTATTCTCCAGACAAAGATAAACAATACCAAAAAACTATAGATTCTTTAGTTGTTGAAATTAGTAAAAAAGACTCATCTATTTCAACATTAGACTCTACTAGAAAAATTTTAGACTCATTAATTATAATCGATAAAGCTAAATTAGCAAATGCCGCTAAAAAAGCTCAACAATATAAAGATCAATATGAAAAAGAACGTGATCGCCTTAATAATATGTCTGATGATGATATCATCAGCCAGTTCACAACAGCGTTTAAGTGATTCAACGGTAATAGTACCTATTAAATCATTAAAAAACGCTTTGTTGGTTAAAGCTGACAGAGATAATCTTAAAAAAGAATTAGTAGTCTCTCGTGACTCTATTTCTACAATGCAAACTATCATTCTTAGACAAGATAGTGCCTTATTTATTTGTGATACTACTAGAACTGTCTTAGAAGGCAAGATAGAAGATCAAAAAGGTATTATTAAAGCTAAAGATGATCAAATTGATGAAAGAAATAAAAAAATAGAAGACCTAGAAGCTAAATTTAGAGGTGCTGTAGGCGCTTTCTTTTTGACTACAATAGGTTTTCTTATAGCTCTTCTATGAGTCAGAATTTAAAACAAATAATAAGAGAAGAATATTTAAAGTGCGCCCAAGATCCAGCTCACTTTATGAAGAAATATTGTAATATTCAACACCCACAAAGGGGTCGAGTAATATTCAATTTATATCCTTTCCAAGATAAAGTATTACATTTATGGAGAGACAATCCATACTCAATTGTACTTAAGTCTCGTCAGTTAGGTATTTCTACACTAGCTGCTGGTTATTCTTTATGGTTAATGTTATTCCATAAAGATAAAAACGTGTTGTGTATTGCTACAAAGCAAGAAACAGCTAAAAACATGGTGACTAAGGTTAAGTTTATGTTTGATAACTTACCCTCTTGGTTAAAGATAGAAGCTGAAGAAAATAATAAATTAACATTACGATTAAGTAATGGTTCCCAAATTAAAGCCACTTCAGCAAACTCGGATGCTGGTCGTTCAGAATCTGTATCTTTGTTGATAGTAGATGAGGCAGCATTTATTGAACAAATTGGAGAAATATGGGCATCAGCTCAACAAACATTAGCAACTGGTGGTGGAGCAATAGTACTTTCAACACCTTATGGAACTGGAAATTGGTTTCACAAGACATGGGTGTCAGCGGAGTCAGCAGAGAACGACTTTTTACCTATCAAGTTACCTTGGTACGTACATCCTGAACGAAATGAGGAATGGAGAAAGCGTCAGGATGAATTGTTAGGTGATCCAAGATTAGCAGCACAAGAATGTGATTGTGACTTTAATACCTCAGGTGATGTAGTGTTTTATCCTGAATGGGTTGATTTTATAAAAGAAACAACAATTAAAGAACCCGTAGAGCGAAGAGGTGCTGACCAAAATTTATGGATATGGGAACCAGCAGATTATACACGTGAGTATATAATAGTAGCTGACGTAGCTAGAGGTGATGGTAAAGACTCTTCCGCTTGTCACGTAATTGATATAGCAACTAATACACAAGTTGCTGAGTATCGAGGACAGCTTCCACCTAAAGAATATGGTTATTTTTTAGTAGGTTTAGCTTCCGAATATAATAACGCAATGTTAGTAGTCGAAAATGCCTCAATTGGTTGGGCAACATTAGATGCTATTATTGAAAGAGGTTATCGTAACTTATATCATTCACCCAAATCAGACCAATTAACTGCTGATTCTTATTTACGAGTATTTGAAGGTAGTTCCGATATGACTCCTGGATTTACAATGTCTTTAAGAACAAGACCTTTAGTTATAAATAAATTTAGAGAATATGTTGGTGATCGTTCAGTAACAATTCGTTCAAAACGATTGTTAGAGGAAATGAAAGTATTTATTTGGAAAAATGGTAGACCCGAAGCACAAACTGGTTATAATGATGATTTAGTAATGGCTTTTGGTATAGGAATGTTTTTAAGAGATACATCCTTAAAATTTCAACAAATGTCTCATGATATGACTCTCGATACACTTGGTAATATGAGTAAAACTAATTATCTTGGTGGATACAATAATAATCAAGTTAAAAATCCCTATTCTATTCAAACAGATCATGGATTTGAGGACATTAAATGGTTATTGTAATATTTATAATTATAAAAAAATTTACAAATGGCAGATACTAGTTTATTCACCCGACTACAACGACTGTTTTCTACAGATGTTATTATAAGAAACCAGGGTGGCAACACATTAAAAGTAATGGATGTTGATTCTATTCAACAATCTGGAGATATAGCTACTAACTCATTAATAGATAGATACAATCGTTTATATTCACCATCATCAACATCACTTTTAGGTGCTCAAATTAACATCAACTGGCAGTATCTTAGAACCATGGTCTATTCAGACTATGATAACATGGATTATGATGCCATTGTTGCTTCTGCCTTAGATATTATAGCAGATGAAAGTACATTAAAAAATGATATGGGAGAGGTGCTCCATATTAAATCAAGTGACGAAGATATTCAACAAATTCTTTATAACTTGTTCTATGATGTGTTAAATATTGAATTTAATTTATGGTCTTGGATTCGCCAAATGTGTAAATATGGTGACTTTTTCCTTAAGTTAGAAATTGCTGAAAAGTATGGTGTGTATAATGTAATTCCATATACCGCTTATCATATTGAACGTCAAGAAAACTATGATAAAGATCATCCAAACGCTGTAAGATTTAAATACTCACCTGAAGGTATTTTTACTGGTGGCTCTGGTTACTATGGCTCACCTAATTTAGGAACATTTGATAACCAACCAGGTATAACTTTTGATAACTACGAAATGGCTCACTTTAGATTGTTAACTGATGTTAACTATCTTCCTTATGGTCGTTCATATTTAGAACCAGCTCGTCGTATCTTCAAACAGTATGTGTTAATGGAAGATGCTATGTTGATTCATAGAATTTCTCGCTCTCCTGACCGTCGTATATTCTATATTAATGTTGGTTCTATTCCTCCAAATGAAGTAGAAAACTTTATGCAGAAAACTATTTCTACAATGAAGCGTACTCCATTAATGGATAATCAAACAGGTGAATATAACTTAAAATACAACATGCAAAACTTATTGGAAGACTTTTATATTCCAATTCGTGGTAATGATCAATCAACTAAAATTGAAACTACTCCTGGTTTACAGTATGATGGTATTCAAGATGTTACTTATTTACGTGATAAATTATTTGCTGCCCTTAAAGTACCTAAAGCATTTATGGGTTATGAAAAAGATTTGACTGGTAAAGCAACATTAGCAGCTGAAGATATTCGTTTTGCTCGTACTATTAATAGAATTCA